AACTCCAATCATCGAATGATAGTATAGGGGCATCAATCATATTCTGACTATCCCACACAATGAACTCTGCATCCTCTTGACCACAATGGATTAATGCTTTCTCTCTAAACTGGCCTGGATGTACAAACCACTTAGGTGTTCCACGTTTTGTATGAATACATGCTTGACAATATGAATAGAATCCTGTTGTCATAGCTGTATGAATAAGATACATGAGTTTGATTGCATGAAAATTATTGTTATCATCAGGATTTGACATCTTAACACCAAAGGTTTCTTTGGTTACAGGTTCACGATGTAGATTACTGAGTAAGTGTTTAACGTATGGAAGTGAAGGATTGATATCTTCTATTAGGTTATAACGATGCATTGCATCACCTAGTTTAACAATCTTAGGAGGTGCAACCTTTGATACAGTTTCGAAGTCTCCTTTAAGTCTTTCTAAAGACTCTTGGTTGATACTGTAGTCAGCATTCGTTATATTATAAATCATTATGTTTTTGTTTTCTAGGGATGACCTTGGTCTTATCCTTATGCACCTTAGTTGATGCATGTTCAGGGGTCACCTTTCTTACAAAGATTTTATCCCACGCTTCTTCGAATTGTGATTGAGAGACAACTTGTGGTCGTCTCTTTGAACCTTTGCCGTTCATGATTATTTCCTGCGATAATTTTTAATTGAATCTCGTTTTGCTTGTAACTTCTTACGTCTCTTAATGTCTTGGTTCTTTTGATTACGAATCGTTGCAGGTTTTTCAAAATATTCTCGTTCACGTACTTCTTGTACAATACCTGCACGTTCACATGATTTCTTAAACCTACGAAGCATTCTGTCAAAAGGTTCAACATTATTAGTTTTCGGATGTTTTCTTGGTGTTATACTTGGCATATTATTAATTTATTTCTCTTAAAAAGTGTATGTTCGCCCCACGCCTTACAGCATTCCCGCTACATACCGATGATACCGCTTTTACACACATCATCTTACCCTTACTGAGTACCCCCATTTATAATCCACGGTCTCAGTGAAATGGAAGACTTATCACGGACACACATAATGTAATCTTCCATCCCCTATACTAAGACTTACTACTCTGTAGCAAGTCTTTTGAAGTAGTCCATCGCATCATCATCCTCTTCGACACTTTCTGAAGATGTTTCCACTGATGGGACTACAGGTTCATCTGCTACAGATGCAGTATTTACATTTGACCAAGGCACTTCATCTAGGTCTTCTGCAACTGATTCTGCAGTTGATGTACTCACACCACCTGAGAGACCTAGTACTCTGTCTAGTTTCTCTTTGAGTTCTTCGTAAGACTTGAACTCATTTGGTGCAACGATTTCTGACAATGAGAAAGTTGAACTATTTATAGTATTCAACTTAGTTTCATCATCAAAAAGTGGTGCAGGTGTTTCAAATTCAGATTTGTCGTAGTTCCAATAACCATCAACTTTTCTAATTTTGATTTTGAAGTTTGCACCTTCTTCTCTCAAGTCAAAAGGATTGATTGCTTTCTCGTCCTCAAATGCAGGTGAGATTGCCTCCTTAAGTTGTTCGAAGATTTTTTTACCATAACGATAAAGGAAGACTTTACCTTCGTTGTCAGGATTTTTAGGGTCTGAAACAACATAGATGTTAGACACATAGTGTAAACGTCTTTTCTGTTTACGTGCCTGTTCTTTGTTTGCCTCAATCCCAGTGTTCCACAACTGAGTGTTGTATTCTGACACAGGGTCTTGTTTACCGATAGTCGTTAGAGACTTCTCGATATACCAACCACCAGGCCCTTGGAATCCATGATCCCAGTAGGATGCCCAAGGCATTTCTTCCCCTTCAGGGGTAGGTAAGAAGCGAATCACAGCAAAACCGTTACCACTCTTGTCGAGTTCAGGTTTCCAAAAGCGTTCATCGCCGTAAGATTTTTTTTCTCCGCCTGATTGGGGAGTTGCAGACTCCATAGCCTGTCTAAGTTTATCTAAAGATGACATTGTATTCTCCTATTGTATTGCATTGTATCTTATTTTATAAAGACTCCTGAAGAAACCCTTCTCCAAGAATCCACTCATCACTACTTTCATAGTAATTAAGTTCATTATACACTACCAACTCCAGTTCGTCTAGTGAGTTTTTGAAATAAACTCGACTATTCGGATACTGCTTTAACAGTGCAATGAACTGAGAACGTTGTGCATCAAACACTCTGTCCTCAGTAGTATATTTAGGTAAATAAAATTCTTCACCTTCATACACATTCGACACATCACCATGTTGTAATGCATCAAAACCAATTAGTGTAATCTCTTCTCTTCCTTGTTCCATGGCATATCCTAATGCAGACATTCCAGTAAAGAGATTCTTGAGATTCAAAAAATCATATATAACTATGTTATCTTTTTGGGAATTACTATAGCTAAGTAAATCCATACATCGATAGTCACCCATCACCACAAACCAATCGTCTTCTTGATTTACATTGTCGACAATTTTTTGTTCACCAAATCCTAACCCCATCTTTATACCATAATAGTATTCCATTTCTAAGGGTTCCCAACCACCGACAGCAAACTTGTTTTCTTTGTGGTATCCACTTGTAATGATATCTACCTGTTGAGGGATATCCATACTAAAGAGAATGTCAGGTGTCGCATCTTTGTAGATTTGATTACACCCCCACCATTCTCCGATGTTATTTAAATCATATTGTAAACGACTTGGGCCGTTACCAACTATTGTGAGCATAGTTCTATAAGTCTCTTCTTATACTTATCGTGGTCAAAAGACACGAATGATTTGTATTTGTTTATCTTCACTGAGATATCAGGATACACTACCTTTTCTGAGATTAGTTTATCCCAGTCTTTTGTAAATCCAATAATCTCATCCATAATACAGATGGTTTCTAGTGACACCTGTTTACTCATATATGCTTTTAGTAAACGAGGATGTTGACCATTCATAACTTTGAGAAGAGTGTCTATCTTAAACTTTCTAAGTTGGTCTGACACTTCTGTGTCAAACATGTAAGATAGTTTTTGGTTTCTCTTCTTCCAATCTCTATACACTCTATCTGCTTCTTCCGTTAACAGGTCACCTGCCCACTGGTCTTTAAACGATAGATTTGCAATATAGAAATCCTGTAAATCTTGTTTGTATGTTTTATAGAGTTTACCGAAATGGTATTTGTCCTTTCTCTTTAGAAAAGAATGAATGTCTGCTTTTACTTTACCATTGTATTTGATAAAATTGTAGTCCTTGGAATTGAAGTGTAACTTAATCCCAAGGTACAATGTATATGCATCATATCCTTCTCTACTTGTCATTTAAGTGACAATCTTAGAGTCAGGTTTAACGATTGAACTAGTTGCAGTTGCATGTGCTTCTGTAACTTTATCGTTTGATTTTGCAATAAACACATAAGAACCAAACATCATAGTGTCAGGATTCTCTTCACCTGTTACTGCAACACCACGTGCAAAACCCATTCCACCCTCAGGGTTGGAAACAATCATACGTGGTTTATTGAGTGTCAATGGTTCAAGTGTTTCAAGTACACCAACGTACTCACCACTCGTAGCAACGACACTTACTGTATCACCTTTATTCATAGTATACTCCTAATTACTAAAGAATGAAGTAATTGTCCCTTGTGAACCTTTACCTCGATTAATTAACTTTAGAGACTGTGCTTCAGCCTCTAACTTTTCTCTAAGAGGGTCACTTAGTAACCTCTTAGTACTCTCAGGTTCAATGTTGTTCAGTTCGCATACACGACATATCGCATCCATTACACCTGCTTTACCATTTCTAATAAGTTTTTCCACTTGTTCTGTGAAGTCTTTCTTACTAATCATGATAATGGGGCACCTTCAACTTCTCCAAAATCAAAGTTCTCAATCCAATCTTGCATGACTCTATAGTATGCATAGTATGTTGGACTATGTCCGTTCATATCCATACCTTCACCACCTTCAGCATAAGGGGTTTCTAAGTAGTCAAGCAGTGCTTGACATTCGTCTAAGTGGACTTCAGTAAGTTCGTCTTCACTTCCTATTTCAAGATACTCTAACATATTATTATATGCATTATCGTATGCTTCTTGATGAATCCAATCATCTGCTTTGTGAAATATCTTACCCCAATTCCAATCTTGTTTTAGATTGAATTTATTTTCATCATAAAAATCTGCCATTTTATCCCCCTTTTAAAATATTAAGTTGTTCTGATTGATAGTTAGAAATAACGTCCCATACACTATCGTAGTATGGTTCTTGTATTGCATCATAATCAATTAGGTCATAGAAGTCTTCTTGTTGTTCGAGAAGTTCTGATTTAGCAATTCCTTCTTCTTCTGCAACTGTTTCTAATGCATTGTTGAAGTCTTCACTATACTCTTCTGACCATAGTTCAAAGATTTCTTCATTGTCTAATTCAACACCATCGATGCAAGTTTCCTTTCCACCGTTGCCATCATCTACTGGTTCAAAAAAGTAGACACCTGCAAAGTTAGGTGCTTCATCTGTATAGTGAATTGTTGCAGTTGCATCAGGTGACACTTTCAATAATGCACCATGCAATGCTTCCAAGTAGTCCGTAGGTGGACTCCATGCACTTTCACCATACACTGTAAAGGTAGTATCGTAGCTATCCGTGTCATCAATTGTTGCCCACTTGGGCCCACATTCACTTAGATTCTGACCTTCAAACTCAGTTTGATGTAGGTCATCCTTTCCCTCAAAGATGCCTTCAAGAAATTTCTGTCCTTCTTCATTGACATTTTCAATGTCAAAACTAAAGGTTACATGATTTGCCATAATTATACTCCGTAAAGATTTTGATATTGATTACGTAATCCGACTAACTCGTCCACATAATCCACTGGATTACAAAAGAACATTTGAAAGTTACCATCAGGTAAACAGACTAATGCCATACACTCATCGACTGGAACTCCTGTGAGTTCTTCGACCATTAATGCATATGCAGTCATTTGGACATACCAAGGTTTTGCATACTTCTCTTGTTTAAATTTGGATGATGTTTTAAAGTCAATGATGCATAGTGAATCATCATAGAGACCCACACAGTCAACACGACCTGCCATCTTTAAATGTTTAGAATAGAGAGGTGCTTCTAGTGCAAGGGGTGTTATCTCATCTAACACTGGTCTCACACCTTTAAACATTGCCTCTTCTAAGATGTTTTTAAATTCAATGTACGGTTTTTCTTTTCGAAGATAGTCTTCAATGTGTTGGTGAATACGAGTACCACGTGATGCAGCTTTAGTTGACACACGGTTTGCCTCTTCTTCACCTACACGTTCTCTCCATAGTTTAATTTGGTCTCTAGTTAAGAGACTGGTAACAGTAGTGACACTAGGATATTTGTTTCCTACTGAATCGACATAGAATCTTTTACCGTCTATTGTTTCTGTGTGAAGGTCAAGATGTTCTAAATCAGTAATCTCCAGTGTACTCGTTTTAATTTCCATAATTTATTTTACTTCTTTTTTGACTGGATGTCACGGTGTTTTTTGATAATATCTACAGTTTTTTCTCGTTTGATATCTTTGGTTCCATACTCTTTGTGAACATTAGAGCCTGGATGTGCATCACCTATCTTTGACATTACCTCTTTGAATCCACCATCACGTTTATCTTTTACTGATACACCACTGACAATACTAGGTGCAGTGACTCGTGATTTAAGATGTGGGTTGGATTCTTTGAACTCATCTAACTTAGTGTAAGACATGAAGTGTTCTTCAAGTTCATTTGTTTCTGTATTCAGAAATACATATGTTGGCATATCACGTTCTCATAAATGAAGGGACGTTTCGATTAGTCCACTTCGCAAAGTCTTTTTTGTATTTATTGTAGTAATTTTGATATGCTTCAATGACGTTGACATTCTTAACATCGTCAGGCATTGCACATGGAGGTGCAGAAAATAAACCCCTGTTCATGTTCTTAGGAAGACGTACTAGAACGTCTCTGAGTAGAGAGTCAGTCTTGTGGACTTTACCGTATCGATATGTGTATTCGTCACACAATGCACAGAACAGTTTGTAAAGGTATTCATAGTTACCAGTCTTCTGACGTGTCCATATTGCAGTAGGGTGATTGATGTGTGATGCTTTGTATAACAATGCATCCATGTATGCACTAGGGTGTTCCCACCTACGAATGTTTCTACCGTTTGCAGTCTTGTCCATCCACTCATTACCGTCTAACATACGATGAGCAGTAGACATCAATTGAGCATACTCAATAATCATTTTGACTACGTGTTTGTCACAGTGCAACTCTGCACACTTCTTTGGTTTCCTGTGTAAGTAAAATAGATTCATAGTTGTTTAATCTCCGATAAGAACTCTTCAACGGTTTTCCATGCAAGATGTCCTATTACATCATCAGTGATACCACTAGTATAACACAAGTCACCCTCTTCGTCTATGGTAAAATCTAAAACTGCTAGTTCCCATAAACCATTTTTACCACCGTATGAGAAATCATGTTTAACTACACTTGCACCATACCCATTTGGAAATGCATACTTGTGTTGCACTCCATTGTTAACATAATTAGTATCTTTAAGATACTCTCTAAAGTTTTCTACTGTATCATACATAATTTCCTCTACTTATAAAATAAATGGTTATCAATGGTTGTTGTTCTGTTGAGACTGTTTGCCCAAAAGGGATAGACAAAATCTGCATGATAGTGGGTTGCACCCTCAGTGATGTCAGACCATTCTCCGTTTAGAATCCTACGTGCAAGTTGCATAGATGCAATCCAAGTCTTACTGTCTACAGGGTCATCTGACTTACCGTCACAATACCAACTAAACTGACATTGATTTCTTATTGGCACTTCGTTACCCTTCCAGTTGATACGAGTCTTTGAATCATAAACAACGTCACAGATAGTGTCAGGATACAAGTCAGATTCAACTCGATTTAACACTACGTGTGACACTGCTATCTTACCAACCATAGGTTGGTTACCACTCTCAAAGTAAATGTTCTGTGCAAGACAAAAGACATCGCCGTTTTCATCAGATGCATGTGCTTGTTGCATTGTTGCAAACATAACTAACATACCAACAATAAATCCTATTGTCGTACCACCTGCACCTGCAAGTAAAACACGAAGTGTTTCTCTTTCCTTTGCAGCTCCGTCTATTCCATATTTGTGTTTTTTTATTTCCAAAATTCTTTCTCCCATATGAGAGGTATATGCTTACCCTGTCGTTGTTCTTCAGAAACAACAGTACCCACATATGCCATGAATATCATGAACAATATTAATAACGTTCCAAAAAACATTTCCATATTAATACCCACTTGTTGTATGAGCATATCCATCAGGACAGTTATATACACCACAAACACAAACACCCTCAGGTAGTTCGTCTTCAGGGCTTGGTGCAAAGTCACTAATGTGATGTTCCACTCCACAGTCATCTACAAACGTTGTGATGACTTTATTATTATCAATAGTCATAATCATTCTCCTCCAGTCCGATAACGAACCAAAACATTAGTAGGAATCCTACTATTATAACACATAAACTGTCAAGTGGTAAGAGGGTTTCTGTATTGTGTTCAATACCACCTACACCACCTAACACCAAAATAAACCCTAAAATAAATCGTATCATTATGCAACCTCACTATAAGCAGGAGTGATATTACCACTCACAATTGCATCAACAACTTCTACAGCAGAGTAATTGAAACCACCAACATGCCATTGGTAATCACCAAGAGGGACATATCCATCCTTCCAATTGTAGATTGTTGCATGTACATAATCCCAATCGTCATCACCATCAGGAACTTTAACAGTTAACGCCCATTCACAATTCACTTTTGCATATGGGTCTGCATCAGTGTAAGAAGGTTTACCCAACACAGACACTAGAGTGTCATAGTCAGTATTAATGTACCCTTGTAAGTGGGAACCATTCTTACCGTATTCGTTTACATCGTATTCTAATATATTCATATCGTCTCCTTAGTGAACTGCAATAGAGAGACCATTCTCTACTATGTCGTTCAACTCATCATTATCACAAAAATCGAATTCAAAATTCAAAACAGCATTAGACCTCTTTGATGTGATATTGTAATTTTCTAACTTGTCATCATCAAGAACTTTAATTTCAGGTTTTGGGTATATTGGATTGTTTATCATTTTGTCTCCTATGCTACTAGTTTATCCCAATGACCACTACAACCTATTGCTGAGTTGTCACAACCTTGTCCTTCAAACCACCATTCGACATCTAAACCTTCGAATGATTCAGCATAGATGATACTTGTAAAAGGTGTTTTATCCAGTCTTTGACTATAACTGGTTGTTTCGTAAAACTTACCTTCGATAAATGGAAAGTCGTTGTTAACAACTTTGGTAATTGTACCTTCGTAAAACTTACCACTTTGTTTGTATCTGATTGAATCGTATTCGTTTAAGTATCCTATGTTCATTTGTCTCCTTTATTAATCATCATGTAACCATTATATAAAAAAATGGGGGGCATTGTCAACCCCCCAAGAAGATTATATAAGATAATCAGGCCCATACTTTCTCATTCCAAATATCTCATACCCATCAAACAGGTTACCACGTCCTGCATTCAGAGTTGGAGTTGACCAACCAGCAGATTTCAGAACAGTACCAATGTCAAATTTAGGGTTTGTTTTATTAATGAAACCCCACACCATACGTTGATTACCAGTGTTGGTAATTACTTTGATGTACTTACGTGCAACCTCAAAATAGGTATGATACTCCGTAAGAGTAGGGTACTCTTTGAAGTGCAGTTCGTTAATGTCATCACACAACTTTTGCACAAGAGGGATTAAGTTTTCTAGATTACGTTCCATTTCAGTCTCCTTATTTGTCATCATGTGTATATAATAACAAAAAATGAGGGGCATTGTCAAGGCCCCTCTAAGTCATTAAATTATCTCGTATCCTAAATGTTCACCTTCATCGAAAGTGTATCCAATCGCTTTCATAAATTGTTCTAAAACTTCAACCATATCATCTCTAGACAAATCCTTTTCCATTACTTCAATCGTTACTCGTGTATTCGTTGATGACTCGTACTCGTATGGATTACAAACTAATGTAATGTACGGTTTATCTAATGCAGGTTTATAATCAATCATCTTTGCTCAATTGCTCTAGTTGGTAGGACTGGATGGGATTGAACCATCGACTTTCCGCTTATAAGACGGATGCTCTAACCACTGAGCTACAGTCCTGAAATGGTGCCTGAGGCGAGACTTGAACTCGCATGTCCGAAGACGAGGGTGTTTAAGACCCTTGTGTATACCTATTCCACCACTCAGGCATGGTCGGAGATACAGGATTTGAACCTGTGACCACTCGCTCCCAAAGCGAGTGCGCTACCTGACTGCGCTAATCTCCGTCTTTAACTGAAAATGAGTAATCAGTTAGGTCATCCAGTGTAATAGTATCAACACCTTCTAGTTCTAATTCTACGAACTCGTCTTTATCAAGATGACTTCGAAACTGTCTATCCTTAAGCATAACTTCAAAGACATCCCATAGTTTTTGGAATCGCATGTCGTAGAGTTCTTTGACTCCCAACAATTTGTTCATTACTTTGTCAACGTACTTGGGTGGCATGGCGGCAAACTCACTACTGTCTCCAATGTGTTCATACAAATCATTCACATCTTCAACCACATTCCAACACTTCATGATTTGGTCTTCCAAATCAAAACGGTTATAGTTCATCTTCTTCTTCCTCCTTAGGAAATAAATCGAACTTCATTAAATCATAGGTCATCCAAAAGGATACTCCTACTACGGTAACTGTGGTAATTATTACTAACCACAAAAAGATTGTTAGTGTAAGTTCCATAACTTACCCTCTGCATTTGGCGTCCCTGACAGGAGTCGAACCTGTAACCTACGGTTTAGAAGACCGTTGCTCTATCCGATTGAGCTACAAGGACGGAAAGATTAAAGTTGAATTTGTTCTTTGATTACAAGTTTCTCTAGTGGTGTGAGGTCATTGATAGATTCAAACCGAGACCAAGTTGTACCATAGGTCACTAGTTTGTTTCCTGCAGTCACGGCTGCATTCCACTTCTCATCTAACTCACGTTGTTTATCCAACGGTTGTTTTGAATTAGATGCATATATTTTATTGTCTTCGCAATCCCTAATCAGTTTCTGACCAAGTTTTACGTAGTATTCTTCTGCATTCATATTGTACTCCAAGTTAAGAAGTCTATAGTAACAAAAGTGGTGGGGCAATGTCTACCCTTTTTTAGATATTTTTTTGGATTTCGTTTAATTCGTTGATTTTCTTAGTGATAATCTCGACACGATTGGGCCAGTAGATGTAGTCTTTGTCAGAATCCTTGGCAAGATTCTCAAGGAGTGGTC